CTGCGGAAAGCCCGATTTCACGCTCGCTCGGGATATCATCGTTTAAGTATTGACCTTGTGGGGAATGTGCCGCCGATATGCTATGCAGCAAGCCACGCGGTGGTTCAGAGCGTTTGAAGGCAGCGGCGGTGTCGAATTAGACGACCTTGAACAAAGTGCGTTTATCGGGCTTCTGAAAGCCGTGCAGACATGGAAGCCGGAAAGCGGTGCATTCTCCACTTGGTACACCATCCAGCTAAAGGCGGTATTTGTAGAGGCTTACGGGATGAGGACGAAACGAACGCGAGAAGACCCGCTCAATAAATATCATTTATCGCTCGATACGCCACTGGATGAGAACGAAGACGGCAGCTTTACTATCGCCGATGTTCTACCAGATGAAGCAGCAGAAGAGGCCTTTGAGGACGTCGAACAACGGGATTTTCAACAGGCCGTACAAGCGGCGCTTGCACAACTGACGGATGCACAGCGCGACGCAATCATCGGTGAGTTTTGGCTTGGTCAAAAGCCTGATGCAAGGGCGCGGCGGGAAGCAATACGAGCCCTGCGGCACCCGCGTATCCGCAAACCGCTGATGGAGTACTATCGGTAAAACGATGCGAACACACGCTGCATGGCTGCATTTGACCGCATTTGTCCGATGAAAAAGGGGTGATAGATTTATTGACGCTAAGAAGCAAAGAATACTCGCCGCACTGTTGAGCACACCCACAAAAGAAGCTGCGGGGAAAGCTGCGGGCGTAAGTGTGAAGACCATCAATCGTTGCTTGCAAGACGCTGAATTTTCAGCAGCTTACAAGCACGCGGCGGCGGGGATCATGGACAGGGCAACAAGGCAGCTACAACAGAACTTGACCGCCGCAATAGACCGGCTGGGGGCCATTGTCGCAGACGATGAAGAAACGAGCGCGAACCACATCACGGCGGCGCGGACGTTGCTCGACTACGGCCTGAAATTCACCGAGTTTAACGACGTCTTGAAGGAGCTGGAGGAGGGCGAGGACAATGTACTATGACCGCCTAAAATCCCGCGTGAGGGCTTCCAGCATAGCCAAACAACAGCAGATGGAAGCCCGAGCGCTGCTTGACAACATAGATGTGAAACAGCACATAGCCCCGTGCTATCTCCCCTTGCATGAGGATATAAAGGCAGGGCAGCACCGCTTTTACAATCTCCCCGGAGGGCGCGGAAGCTGCAAAAGCTCTTTCGTGTCGTTGGAGATCGTGGACGGCATACAGAGCGACCCCACAGGCCAGAGCAACGCTATCGTGTTCCGCAAAGTGGCGGGGACAATGCGCGACAGCGTTTTTTCTCAAATCGCATGGGCTATTGATATGCTGGGCGTTTCCCACCTCTGGAAAGCAACCGTTTCTCCGATGATGTATGAATACAGGCCGACCGGCGCACAGATCCTTTTTCGAGGGCTGGACGATGCAAGCAAGCTAAAATCTATCAAGCCCAGGCGTGGCACTTTCCGCTATTGTTGGTTTGAAGAATTTAGCGAGATAAGCGGCCCGAACTTTGCCCGAAATGTTTTGCAATCGGTCATGCGAGGGCAAGGGACAAACCCGCAAGTGTTTCGCAGCTTCAACCCGCCGATCAGTAAGGCAAATTGGGCGAATCAGTTTGTTGCAGAGCCAGACGCGCAGGGGATCACCTAAGGACATACCCGCCGAATGGTTAGGCGAGGCTTTCATAGCGGAGGCTGAACGCCTGGAGGCCGTCAATGAGCAGGCATATCGGCATGAATACTTAGGCGAGGCGACCGGCACCGGCGCGGAGGTATTCCCGGCGCTGGAAGTGCGGGAGATCACCGCCGAGGAAGTACAGAATATGCAATACTTCTTTTCCGGCGTGGACTTCGGCTTTGCGGCAGACCCCGCTTGCTTTATCCGATGCAGCTATGACCGTAAGCACGAGACAATCTACATTCTGAACGAGATTTACAAGCGCGGCATGAGTAACCGGCAGCTTGCGGAGGAAATCGCCCCACTTGTGGAGGGGGACACCAAAGGCAGCAGCTACCTTTCCCCGGTAAGCGGCTTGTGCTTTCAAGATCACAGCGACATTTATTGCGATGCAGCAGAGCCGAAAAGCATAGCCGATCTACGCGACCACGGCTTAAAGCAGGCCAGAGCTTGCCACAAAGAGCCGGGATGCGTGGCGTATCGTGTCAAGTGGCTGCAACACCGGCGCATCGTGGTTGATCCTGCAAGGACGCCAAACGCGGCGCGGGAGCTTGCAAACTACGAATACGAAAAGGACAAAGACGGCAATATGCTTTCCTCTCTCCCCGACAGGGACAACCACAGTATAGACAGCCTCGCTTATGCGTTAGACCGTGAGATATACCGCAAGCGAGGGCAGAGCGCTTAAAGAAAGGAGAAAAACATGGGCTATATGCGTGTCAAGTGCCACTATTGCGGCGGCACATGGGAAGTGTACGGGCGAAGCATCACAGGCGTATCAGGTGCCACTATTAGCGGGAACTATGCCCGCACTTGCCCGCATTGCTTCAAGGCCATTGAAAAGCAGACATGGGACAAGCAGATCATTCCGGCGTTTCTTGCGCTGGACGATGCAAACCGCGAACTTGTAAAGGACAGCAGCGGCTACCATACCCCGCTTTTTGAGGTCAGCTATGAGGCCGACAGCGTATTCCGCAACGGCTATGAAAACTGTCCAAATTTGGACTGAAAGGAAGCACATGGACATTTTGAAGGAATACCCCCTAATTGATGAACACGGCAAAAGATACCGCGAGTTTGGGCGCGGATGCCGTGAGTACGCGCCGACCCTTGTAACCTCTGCGGGCGAAGTGCCGATGGGAACAGTCATTTATAAGAAGATGCAGGAAGAGCCACCCGCACAAAAGAAAGATTGCCCCTTTCAGGGCGGCCTATACCCGCAATGCAAAGAGGACGATTGTGCTTTTTTCAAAGGCGGCAAGTGCAAGCCGGGAACGGCAACAGCGGGCAAGCGCTGCCCTCTCCCTGCACATTTGAATTGCGGCAATACCTGCGCCATGTATAAGAATGGGCGCTGCGGCCTTTTTCCGCAGCAGAAAGGAACAAAGAAATGAGTTATTTAAGATCGTTCACAGGAAGCAAACAGGATATGGCGCGAGTTCTGAAAATCGAGCGAATGATCCGCGATTTGACTAACATCAACGCTATCCGCGAGATCGAGCAATTCATGGGTGAAAATCGTGAGCTTATCGCAAGAAACAGCGAGGGCGCAAACGCAAACAACCGAGACAGTAAAAACCGCGAGTATTACGCAGTTTTCAGAGAAATCACAGGAACGGAGGATACCAATGTCTACTAAATACAACCACTTTGCAAAAGACCTTGACACCGCTTTCAAGGCGGCTCGGGGCGAATACGCCGCCGCGTATAACGCAGTAGAGCAGGCACGAAAGGCCATGCAGGACGCAGGCCCGGACGCGCTGAAAAGGCAGATTGCTACGCTTCAGCTCCAAGAGGCGGAAAACAGCCTGCGCAAAGAAGCGGCGCGCATCTGGACGGAGTTTGACGCAAAGGCCGCAGACCTCCGCCGCGCATTGGAAAAGGAAGTACAGACAAGCAACCTTGCTGATCCTTCCGCCATTGACAGCAACGCCGTGGAGCTGATGAAAACCGGCGTTCTGACGGTGGATGATTATTTCGGCTTTGCGGACAGATACGGCGAGAACCCGACCATGCTAAAGCTGATCGGTCACTATGCAAAGGAAGCAGCAGACAGCGCCGACGACCGAAAAGACAGGGTTGCTTTAACCGTTCTCGTGCAGGATTGCGCCAAAGGCGCGGGACCGACCTTGAAAGCGTGGGACAGTATGATGACCGCCGCCAACTATTGCAGCGGGCGCGGCGGCAGCGGCAACCGGCGTCCTACTCCCGGCGTAACGCTTAGCATGGGCGAATGGTGGGAGCAGCTTTCCGGCGAGATCGTCGAGAACTTTTAAGGAGGGCTTACATGGGCTTGATGATCTGCGGCGCGGTGACGTTTGCTGTCGGTGCGTTCTTTGGCGCAATTATGGTCTCTGTTGGGATCCAGCTTGAAAAGAGGCGATGATATGACGCACAGAGCGAAATGCAATGTCTGGATGCGGAAATACTTAAAAGCGATGAACAAAAACTTTGTTATTGCGTTTGGAATGGGCTATGAAGACGGGGCTGCTGGAAAAGAGCGGCAGGCCCCGCCCTTCCCGGAAGTGGCACAGTCCGGGAAGCTGGTATATGCCGCGACGCTCTTTGCGCAGGAGGCATACAACAAAGGTTATAGCTTCGGAAAGGAGGAAGCCAAGTGAATCTACTTGATATGTACGTAAAATTGTCGGTGGATGACAGCGGCGTTGATAAGGGACTCGGGAGGGCAAAAGAAAAAGCGTTGAGTTTTGGCGATGTGCTGAAAGCTAATGTTCTCAGCGGTGCTATTGTGAACGGCTTCCAGAAGCTCAGCGGCGCGGTCAAGAATATGTCCGGTCAGTTTATCGAATCTGCCGCGAATGTCAAAGCGGAGACTTCTGCCTTTGAACAGACCTTCGGTACACTCGGTGATGAAGCATCTGCAGCTATCGGACGCGTAGCCAATGAATCCGGCATTTTACAAACGAGACTAAATACGCTGGGCAGTAAAATTTATGCTTTCGCGCGCTCCTCCGGCGGCGACACGACAGAAAGCATGAGCCTGATGGAGCGGGCATTGAAAGCGGCAGCCGACAGCGCAGCTTACTACGATACATCGGTCGAGCAGGCCACGGAAACGCTACAATCGTTCCTGAAGGGTAACTTTGCCAATGATGCGGCTCTCGGCCTTTCTGCGACGGAAACGACGAGAAATGCGGCGGCAATGGAGCTGTTCGGTCAGAAGTATAACGACCTTTCGGAGATTCAGAAGCAGGAAACGCTTCTGAAAATGGTGGAAGATTCTCAGAGACTATCCGGTGCAATGGGACAGGCAGCCCGCGAAGCGGACGGATGGGAAAATGTTCTCGGCAACCTGAAAGAAACGTGGCGTCAGTTTCAGGCAAATGCGGGTGCGCCATTCTTGGAGAGCTTGATCCCTATTATTCAGAAGATCACGACCGCGTTTCAGGGCTGGATCAACAGCGTCGACTGGGATACCTTCACGGCGAATATTACCGGTTTTGTCAACACGGTCTTAGATAACGGCGATACGATCATTTCCGTTATTGCCGGTATTGCCACAGGTTTTGTGGCATGGAATGTGGCTTCTATCATTCAGGGCGTTGTCGGTGCAATCAAGGCGTTTCAGGCGGCAAACGAAGGAGCGACGGTTGCGCAGGCCGCGCTTAACCTCGTTATGAATGCAAACCCCATCGGGATCGTGATCACCGCTGTTGCCGCGCTTGCCGCATCTGTTATTGCGTTGTGGCATACCAACGATGACTTCCGCAATGCTGTCATTTCCGCTTGGGAAAAGATCAAGGATACCATTTCTAATGCGGTTGCATCGATCAAGACATTTTTCACTGAAACGATCCCAAATGCCGGAAGAACTGCGGTCAAGTGGTTCCAGAGCATCCCAGATCAGATGCGGGATGTCGGCAGAAACCTCTTAATGGGGCTGTGGAACGGTATTTCCGACAAGGTTGCATGGCTCAAAGGCAAGGTTTCCGGTGTTGTGGATAGAATCAAGAGCTGGTTTACCGGCAAAAACGGTTTTGATGAGCACAGCCCGTCGAAGTGGTCGAACGGTGTCGCCAAGTACGTTATGCAGGGCATGGCCGACGGATTTGAAAACGGTCTTCCGTCGCTGATGGACAGTGTAGGCGGTGTCACAGACCGCATCAAAAACGGCCTTGACTTTGACACAGCGAGCATCGACTATGCGACATCTGCGACCAGCCGCCTTGCAAGAGCTGCAAACCGCAGCAAGGGCGACGAAATGCGGCCCATCGTCATTGACTTTACCGCACAGCTTGACGGAAAGACGTTAGTTCGTCAAATGGTGCCCATCATGCGAAATGAGATGCGCGCTGCCGGTGCAGCAATTATCTAAAAACGAGAGGGCACAGGAGCACCTTTCCGTCGAGCCTTTGCAAAGTCCCGCCCGAAGTACAGCGGCGGGCAGCGCCCTAAAGAACCAGGGCGCGAGAAGTATTATTTATCTCAGCACATAGTAAAGCCCACAGGAACGTTCCTGTGGGCTTTCTGCGTTATATGAGGGAATCTATCGGCAAACGGTTGACCGTTAAGCATTTGACAACAGTCTGTTTGCAGTCCGATAAAGGACAGGTGAAGCAGCTTTCGCTGTACTCACACACTGTATTCTTTGCTACTCTTCGGCGGACTCTACGGGCTACTGTACACTTTGGCGCGCATACCTGGGAAAGCGGCGTGTTGATCAGATCATGTGCTCGAATGCACTCATCTGTGCTCATTCGGGAGCACCTTCTTTCCGAAAAGCTCGCGTTCGCGCTCGACGGTTATAGTTGAGCCGATGAGCAGCACCTTTCCGAGCGGCGTTTGCACGACGGGATAGAATCTGTCATTATCGTTCATAGAGTGACCTCCATGCTTTGCATCATCTCTTTGACGGATACGCCGGATAGATCAGCGACAAAGGAAAAGCGCGTGCCGCGTTGACGGTATGCAGCCCCGCAGCACGGGCAGATATGCACCGTGGCTGCGCTCATCAG